TCCCATCTCTGCCTACATGCCTTATCCCCAATATCCGCAGCCTTGGTATACGCCTTCGATATTGCCGGATATGTCGAAACCACCCCAGATACAACGCCATTTCCTGATTCCTTCCCATTCCGAAATGATGTTACTTTTATACTGGAAAGGGCTGCTTCTACGGCTGCTGAAACACCGGCTGCCGCCTCCGCAGCGCTTCCACCCATACTTACGATTGAAGATATATATGCTGCCATAGTTTCTTCCGCCGCACTCGCTGCTGCACTCGATAAATTCAGTTCATCAATCCCTGATTCCATTGATTCTTTCAGTTCTTCCATTTTTGTTTGCAAACTTACATTTACATCTATTATAGAATCTTCTAGGGTTTTCTTTGCATCTTCACGAATTTTAAAGGAATTATTCATATCCTCGATAAAACCTTTTGCCGCATCAGTGGAATCTCCCAAATCCTCAATTTTTGAAATAATGGTATCAAGAGCCGCAGCGCTTTCTTGTGAACCATCTGCAAGATTTTCTACAAGACTTGCATCAATACCATATTCCTTTGCTTTTTGGATATTATCTGCATATTCTAAAAGGTATTTTGTCTGGGAATCCCATGCGTCTATCATTTGCTGTGTGGTTAAATCGGTTTCAAGTTTTATCTTCTCAAACATACCAAATGAACTGTCAACTGCGGAAGCGGCTGCGTTGCATGCTTCCAGATAAGCTGCTGCCAGTTTCTCTGACTGTTCCTGCCCCCCTTTAAAAACTCCTTCCATTGCTACCCGTAAATCTGCTGTTGTGCTGATTAGATTATCGGATGCACCGCCGATACTGCCAACATTGTTCGCTGCATCAATTGCACTTTGCCCAAGTGCATCCATACTTGACTGTGTTTCATCAATTGCTTTTGTCAAAGTATCAATATCAGCTTGCGCCTGTTGCATTGCTTCTCCTGCTGCCATTGCCTTATCAAACGCATCATCATATCCCGAATCTAATAATGTATTGCCCCAATCATTGTTTGAAACTTCATTAGTCAGGCGGTTATATTCTTCTGTTGCATCTGTCAGATTTTGTTGGGCTTCAGCTAACTGCGCCATAAGTTCGTTCTTCTTGCATACTGTTCCGCATCTTGTTCCAGTTTAAGTTCCTCATTCTTCTGCTCACAGTATTTTTTCAGATAATCAGTAGAATCTCCCAACTTGCGGGAAGCTTCATCATATGAAAGACCTAATTTCGGATATATTGCATTTAATTCCGAAACCACCTTTTTCTCATACTGCTGCTGAAATGCTGTTAATTCAGCCTGTGATTGCAGTTTTTCCAGTTCTGTCACTAATGACATAGCATAAAATGACTGTTCATCCAACTTTGCAGAATTTTCATTATACGCTGCTGTGCTTTCCTCCACAGAATCAATTGTATTCTGTATTCGTGCATTAAACTCATCAATGGTAGATTCTGTTTCTTTATATTCTGCTTTCAGTTCTTCCAGTTTTGCCTTTGCTTCAAGTGTTTTTTCATTCGTTGCTCCATATTCTGCTTTGAGTGCTTCTACTGCTGCCTCCTGCCTTGCAATTTCATTAGACAGCTTCAGCGAAGTTCCTGTCAGTTTTTCTTCTGCCTCCTCTGCTTCCCCCATAGAACCTACAAAAACCGCTATTCCTGCCGTAAGAGCTGCCAACGCCGCTGTTACAATAAATATTGCCGGACCTTTCATAGCTGCCTTAAATATTTCCGTTGCCTTTCCTGCAAGCAATGTTGCTGCCGTATATGCGCCCATTGCTACCGTGAATGCGCCCAGCGCAACCGCCATTCCTTCTATGGCTCCCACTACAGCAGGATGCTCACTTACAAATTCTGACAGTTTATTAATTATTTCTGTTCCCTTCTGCATTAGTCCATCAAGACTTGGCTGGGCATTTCCGATTGCGATTTTTAAATTTTCAAGCGAATTTTCCCATTTTTGTTTTACAAACTCTCCGGTATCTGACATTTTTTCAAACGCTGTTTGTGCGGCACCGGCACTGTTCCCCATCTGCGCAATTGCATCATCTACCTTCTGTGCATTTCCCCACAATACATTCGCTGCTTTTCCAGCTTCTGCACTGCCAAACATATTGGAAATGCTTGTGCCGCTTTCCCGCGCTCTTTCATCCAATACTGCCAGTACATCTGTCAGGCTCATTCCGCTTTCCATAGCTTCCGCCATTGTCAGACCGCCCTCTTTGATATGTTCAGTGCCCTCTTTCAATGCATTGGCAGCAGATGTGCCATTCTTGCCCAATTCATTTAGCATACTGTTCATATATGTTGTGGTTTCGGCTGTTGCTATACCGTTTGCGGTCATAACTGCATAAGAACCGCAGAGAACATCCAACTGAACATTAAGCGAATTTGCCGTTGGGATAATCTTGCCCATACTGCCTGCCAATTCATCAACACTGGTCTTGCCCAGATTCTGTGTCTGTATCATCATATCCGCAACATTGGATGTTTCGCTTGCTTCCAGTCCGTATGCATTCAGTGCCGTTGTCAATATATCCACTGCGGTTGTTGTCTGTGTAAAACCGCCGACTGCAAGGCTGTTCGCCTGCGCTACAAACGCAACGGCATCTGCTGTATTCACAGATGCCGATATTGCACTATATGTAGATTCTGCAAGGTCAGAAACAGAAACACCAGTTTCCATTGATAATTTCTGTATTTGTGATTGAATGCCGGTAAGGCTTAGGGCTTCCGTATCCGCGATCGTACCTACTTTCGCCATGGCTGATTCAAACTTATCTGCTGCTGCGTCACAGTCAAAATATGCATTTTTAATCTTATCCAGCGCAATTGCGATTCCAGCAGCAGTCAGGGCATCCCCTAAATCCATTGCTGCTCTTGTTGTATTATCTATATCATCATCCAAACCATCCAGATCATCGTCAAGACCACCCAACGCATCACCCAAACCCCCTAATGCATCCGCATTTCTCTCTGCTGCATCTGCCTGTTCTTCCAGCGCTCTTACTGCATCATCTGCTAAATCCACCTGTTCCTCTAATGCCTGTGACACTCTGTCAGTTGCTTCTGTTTGTATTTCTAATGTCTGTATTACTTCTTCCGCCGCATTTGCCTGTTCTTCCATTGCCCTTACAGCATCATCTGCTAAATCTGCCTGTTCTTCTAATGCCTGTGACGCTCTATCCGCTAAATCTGCCTGTTCTTCTAGTGCCTGTGATGTTCTATCTGCTGCTTCTGTATGTTCTTCTAATGCCTGCGTCAATTCATCTGCTGCATCTGCCTGTTCCTCTAGTGCCCTCACTGCATCATCTGCTGCCCCTGCCTGCCCATCTAACGCCTGTGCTGCATCGTCTGCTGCCTGCGCTTGTTCTTCCAGTCCTCGAACTGCCCGGCTGCCCTGTTCAGCGTAATCAGAAACCGCAGACACGGCTGTCCTCATAGATGAATTTAAGTTATCCGCCGTGGATGTAAAACGCTCAAATGTCCGATCCATTCTGTCACATAAATCGGAAAACTTACTGAACGCTTTATCGGCGCTGTTAGCGATATCATCCAGCTTTTTGCTTATCTTGTCTACTAATTTCAGTGTCACCGACACATCCTTTGCCATAAATTCAACCCCTTCGGCTATTTTTTGTTCTTCCTATCCTCTGCTGCAACACAATCTGACGCCATATATAAATGCCTAAGTTCTGGAGGCATATGATAAAATTCTTCCATACGGAGCCCATGATTCTGCCATAGAACATGAGCCCACCAAGCCAGTGCGTCAGAGCGTATTAGTTTTTTGCTTCCTGCACCTCGGATTCGTCATCTTCGTCTTCATCTAAAATTCCAATCGTTGAAAGAACAATATTGGCAACTTGATCATATTCCTTTGGATTCGGAAATACTTTCAGCGGCATCTCTGCAAACTCATAACAGTCAAAGTAATCCATAAGTTCTTTATTATGCAGGTCTGGATAGACAAGCGCCTCCACGATAATGCGCCGCAGCGCCTTATTGCTGTCAGTGGTTGTATCAAATACAGCCTGACCCCTGTTAAATACAGGCTTTCCCTTATCATCACGCACTAATGTCCGCTTCCGATATTTGTCGTAAATCTCATCAATATCCTTTTTGGTCAGCATTTTTATCTTAAATGGAACCACATTCCCTTTTTCGTCCCTGATGGAATCAATACCTGGTACCTCGACAATATCCTGATTTTTTGCTGTTTCTCTCATAAAATACGCTAATGTTCTCTCTGCCATAATTACTATTAACCTCCTAAATAAAATGAGAGCCGTCTGTCCCTGTCGACAAATCAGCTCTCCAATAAATATATTTTTTTAATATCAACCGTTTCCATTAACTAAACTTTATGTCCTTACAATTAAATGTAATCGAATCCTGAACAAAATCCGAATTGACATCATGCGAAAGGACTGTAATATCTCCCGTGGGCACACATCCTGTTACCGTCACAGCCTGACCGCCGTAATCTTTATAGTAATCCGACTGTTCATCCGTACAGATTCCCTGGAACGTGAAATTTGGTGTTACCTTGTTTTCCAAGTAGTTCTTGATAGCCTGCTTAATCCAGTCTGTAGAACGATACTCAGAAAGCGTAACTTTAATTGTATGTCCTTTCCAGCGTGTATCCTCGCCCGTATGCCCTAACGTTTTCGTAGAGCTTGTAACGGGTGAGAAAACAATACTAAATGATACTGTGTCTAAACATTCTTCCCCGTCGAGAAACGCTCTTCCCTGACTACAATCAATATGGTTTCTAAGGTCTGCTGTATCCATAATCAATACCTCCTAATTTGTAACAATCTTAAAATATAACCTTTTTCATTGTATTTTCTAATCTGTAACAACCGTAAAATACAGCTTTTCGGCTGCATCTACTGCATGAATCCTTACATCAAAAAATACGCTGTCCCCATTGCATTCGCTCCTGCTGACCCGCATATCGTTGGCAATGTCAACATCCTTAATAGCACCTTCATCCAGAAAATACTGCAGGATAGTCTGGCTTAATCCATCCATTAAATCCCAACCAATCGGCGAATTAGGGAACTTATTTGGAGGAAATGTTTCACGTATTGTATCTGACACCGCATCATATACACGTATCACTTTATTCTTCCGGAACGATTCTGAACGCTTTTCCGTAAAGGTATGGAGGGAATTAATATCATATTCCACAATTACCGATTCCCCCTGCTGCGTAAAGAAAAATTCTCCCTGCTGGATTGCGGCTTCCGCTTCTTCATTGGTTTTCTTCCCAATAACGGAATCCGCATCCGCAAGCTGTCTGTAAGTATTTGACACCAGTTCTGTAGCAGATGCCGTTATTGCAGCAACATAAGCTGTTGCTTGGGCGGTTGTAAGTTCTGTACCATCTGTAAGGGCGTAACTATTGGTTACATTGATTATGCCCTCATAATCTGCATCTTTATAATCCGCAACAACAATCTGAATGCTCTTTCCGCAGTTTTCACGCAGATATCTAGCCTTAGACAACGCTACGGCTTTTAATTCATCATCTGCAAACGGAAACGCAATCGCACTGATATTTTCATCCTCTACAGCGTCAAGCATCCCTGTAATGTCAGCTTTTGCAATTTCAGCAGATGTGCCTCCCTCAAGGGATATTCCAGCAAAGTCTGAAAGCTCACCTATGCCTGAAAATATAACATATCTGCTTTCAAGCGCGGCAGCAGCCGCAACATCATTAACCCCTGAAAATTCTTCAACCGTTGCTGTTTCAAGAATTACAGAAATATCATATCCTCCTGCCGGATTGGAAACACACGCCACTTTTATATCATTTCCTCTGGTTCCTGCATACTTGGCAGTAATTGTTAAATCGTCTTTTACTGCTTTTGCAGCTTCCCCTTTATTGAAATTATAAACCAGCACGGTTCCCGCTCCCTTAAATGCCTCATTCAACATAAGAATCTTGTCTACGCTGTTTCCCAATAGTGCATCCGCAGAAGTAATATCTGCTGCCTCAATTTTAATTAACTTTGCCTGCGGCCCCCATGTATTTACCAATGGCAGCAGCACATTTCCTCTTGATGCATAAGTTACCACTGCCTTTTTTGAAGAATCCACGTTAATATAT